AACGCAAGAAAACGCCCTCTACACCTGGCTATCCGGACAGACCGGCATTGCCGCGTCTTGGAAGAACCAGAAGGCGCCCGAGCTCCCCTACCCCTTTGCCCAGCTCGCCGTTATCGCCGGACCGACCCGAGAAGGGTTCTCGGACAGCAAAACCGAGGCACTCGACGAGACCGCCCCCACCGGTGAGGAAATCACACTCACATTCAAGGGGCCGCGCCTCTACACCATATCGGTCGACGCTCAGGCGAGCTCGGACGTCGGCGGAGCGAACGCGCAATACTACATCGGCCTCGCCGAGAGCGCCCTCGAGAAACCAAGTGTACGGGACGCGCTGAGAGCCGCCGGCATTGCTATCGTTGAGATTCTGCCACCGGTCGACCTCGATGAGACGGTCAACGCCCAATGGGTCTCGAGATGCAAACTCGACCTCCGGATCCGCATCAATTCGGTCGTCACCGACACCGTGGGATACATCGAGACCACCAACATCGGCGGCACCTTTACAGTCGAGGGCACGATCGGCGAACACACCGTTTCCATTGTCATCGATGAGGTAACTTTCATGAGCAGCTATGGCGAGCTCGTACTTGGAACCCCTGCCGCCACCACGATCGCCACGCCAGGCACCTACGTCGACGTGGCCGGCACATTCGCCGTCGATGATGTGAAAGACTTCGAGCTCGACGGAACCAACGGCCTCAAGTACATCGGCGAGGAGGCCAAGAAATTCCTGGTTGAAGTTTCTGGCAGTGGCGAGGTTGACACCATCTCAAAGGCATTTCTCAAGCTCGCCGTCGGCGGCGTCGTCGACGACAACAGCAAGCAAGAAGTCGAATTCGTGGCGACCGGCGAGGCCGAAAACTTCCATCTCACCGCCATGATTTCGCTCGCGGAAAACGACGTTCTCACACTCAAAGCAACGGCCAACGATGCGCTGGATTTCACAGCCAACACGTTGACCATGGTCGCCATTGCGGCGTAGGGGTCTATCATGGGTTTCGCAGACGATATCGTACAAGTCACCATTACCCGCGCCACCACCACGGTCGATCGGGCCGGTTTCGGTGTGCCGCTACTGGTCGCCTACCACAACAACTTTGCAGGCCGGACAAAGCAGTATGCGGCGGCGACGGCCCTGGCCGATATGGTCACCGACGGTTTCGCGACCACCGATCCCGCCTATCTCATGATGAGCGCTGTCATCGCGCAGAACCCGCGCCCGCCCAACGTCAAGGTGGGCCGCCTGGCCAACGCGCCAACGCAGATTGTCACCTGTACCCCGATCGCGCCGGCCGTTGCCGCGGTCAGGATCTACACCGTGACAATCAACGGGACAGCGTTCCCGTTCACCACCGACGCCACCCCCACCGCGAGCGAGATCGTGACCGGGCTATCGGCTCTCATCAACGGTGGAGCTGAGCCGGTGACCGCCAGCGGCACCACGACGCTCATTCTCACCGCGGACGTGGCCGGGGACATGTTCACCCTGGCGCTGGCAGATGACAGTGACGGCGAGTATCTCTGGAACCGCGAGGACGACACCGCGGACGCCGGCGTTGCCGCGGACATGGCCGCGATCGTGCTCGAGGATAACGACTGGTATGGCCTGCTGTACGAAGGCCACGGCGTCGCAATCCAGACACTCCTGGCCACCTGGGCCGAGAGCAACAAAAAGCTCTTTGTCACCACGAGCGCCGACGACGACTGTTACGACGGCGCCGAGACGGACGACATTGCCTATGTCCTGTCCGCCGCTGGCCGGGACCGCTCGGCCGTAATGTTCCACGATGTACCGCACAGCTACCCCTGTTGTGCGTGGGTCGGTCGCATGTTCCCCATCGACCCGGGCGCCTCGACGTGGGCCTATCAAACGCTGTCTGGACCGGCGGGCGTTGTCCTGTCCAGCGCGCAGATCACCGCGCTCGAGGCAAAACACTGCAACTATTACATGGAGCTCGCCGGCAGCAACCGAACCCAGGAGGGCAAGGTTGCCGGTGACGAGTGGATCGATGTGATGCGGTTTATCGATTGGTTTGAGGCCAACCTGCAAGCCGACTACCTCGAGATGAAGTTTGCCAAGAGCGACGCCGGAAGCAAGGTTCCGTATACCGGCGCCGGAATCACGCTCAACGAAAACGTGCTTTGGAAGCGCATCCAGGCCGGCATTGATGCCGGAGGCCTGGCAGACGACGGCCGGCACACCGTCACCGTCCCCGCCATCGAGGACGTGAGCGCCGCCGATAAGAACACTCGCACGCTCAACGATGTGAGCTTTGTGGCCTACCTCTCCGGAGCTATCCACAAGATCGCAATCGCTGGCGTCATGACCGTTTAACAGGGAGCTCCAATGTCAGTCAAAATCTATGACCCCGGCCAAATCATTGTTGTACTCGGTTCGGCCGAAATCTCAGGCTATGGTGAGGGCACCATGGTCCGCGTCGAGCGCGACGAGGACACCTTCACCAAAAAGGTTGGCGCCGACGGCGAGTGTACGCGGACGCGCAACCGCAACAAGTGCGGCTCAGTCGTTCTCACGTTGATGCAGACCAGCGCCTCCAATCTGGCGTTGTCGCTCTTGCTCACCGCGGACGAGAACTCCGCCAACGGCGTCGTCCTCCCGTTGATCGTCAAGGACCTCCAAGGCTTCACCTTGCACACCGCCCTTGCCGCGTGGGTCAAGAAGACACCGGCCAGCGAGTTCGCCAAGGAGGCCGCAGAGCGCGAATGGACGATTGACACCGGACCGATGATCAACGTCGAAGGCGGAAACTAGACCATGGCACGCGACAAGGTCAAAAGCGACGAGATTGACGGGTTCGTGTACGAGGTGCACCAGCTCCCGGCAACCAAGGGTGAGGAGATCGGCGCCGAGCTCGTGGCCATGGTCTTGCCCATGCTCGGGGCCCTGGCCGGCGAGGGTAACGGCAAGGTCAACGTCGGCTCCGTCGGCGACCTCGACTTGCGTGCCCTAGGATTGAAGGCCACCGCCGAGGTCTTTGCCGACAAGCTCACCGCGCCACGGCTCAGGGAAATCCGCGCAATCATGGCCGCGCATACCGATATCTACGGCGAGGGGTTCGGCGACGCCGGCGCCCCCCTGCGCTTGCAGTACGACGAGCATTTTGCCGGCAGATATGACGCCATGCTCGAATGGTTCGCCTTTGCGCTGGAGGTCAATTTCCGGGGTTTTTTCGTCGGGCTGTGGGCAAGAGTGATCAAGAGGTACCCTGTGCTCCAAGCTCTGCCCGCAGTTCTGTCAGGCCCCCGAAGCACCTCAAATGGCGGATCTGGAGAGTCATCCTCGCCCACGTCGCAACACTAGAGGAGATTGAGACGCATTGGTCAATTGACGATTTGCTCGACGCCAATGACGCAATGGACACGCAGGCAGCCGTTGACCATGAGATCGCCAGGAGACCGCCGGAGTGATTGTCCGAGAGCTATTTGCCCGCCTGGGTATCAAGCAAGACACCGCCAGCTTCGACGACGCTGACCAGTCGGTCTCCAAGCTCAAAACCACGCTCAACGCACTCGGTGCGATCCTGGTGACGGGTTCCGTCGCCAGAGGCCTCGAAGCCCTGACCCGCAACGCCTCGGACGCCGCCGAGACCACCAACGTACTCAACAAGGTTTTTCAAGAGAACGCCGTAGAGGTCGAGGAGTGGTCCAACACGATGGCCACCGAAATGGGGCGGTCTCGATACGAGCTCCAAGAGATGGCCGGCGACCTGGGCAAGGTCATCCAGCCCATGATCGGCAACCGCAAGGCCGCGGCCGATATGTCGACACGACTGGCCCAGGCAGCGGTTGACCTTGCGTCCTTGAACAACGAGACCGACCCGAAAGCACTCGACGCCATCCGCTCCGGCATGATCGGGATGAGCCGTCCCCTACTCGACCTCGGTGTCAACCTCAACATCGCAACGCTCGAGCAGTTCGCATTGTCCCGTGGCATCAAAAAGACATTCCAGCAGATGAGCACCACCGAGAAAATGGCGCTCAGATACGAGGCAATCATCCACCAATCCGCCAACGCCCACGGCGACGCGGCGGACACATCCGAGCAATACGCGAACGCAACCAAGGCGCTCAACGCAGCGCTACACGACCTCGGCATCATGGTCGGAGAAAAGCTCTTGCCGGGCGCCGAGAGGTTTGTCACCTTCACCCGCGATGCGGTCCGAGGCCTCGAAGAGCTCTTGAGGAATACCCGTTACATCGAGGTGGCGCTTGCCGCCCTGGGAGTTGTCGCCACGATCGTCGGCTTCAAAATGCTTCTCCCGTTTCTCCCCGCCATCGCGGTCGCCGTGGCCGTGGCCGCAGCGTTTGCGCTTGTCGTCGGCGTGCTCGAGGACCTGTGGTTTTTCTTTACCGGCGGCGAGTCTTTGATCGGGCGGGTTCTCAAAGAGTGGGGCGTTGACACCGAGAAGCTACGTGAGGCCTTCCAAAACCTGTGGGACGCAGCGAAAAGGGTGTTTGATGCCATCGCCGCGAAGGTCGGCGACGTATCGGACAAAATGGGCCCGCGCTTCAAAAAGGCCATGGCCTCGGTCGGCGATGCTTTCGGCCGCGTGGTTGTGTGGATGTCGGAGAAGTTTATCCAATTCTCCGAAAAGGTCGGACCATTCATTGATTCGCTCCTCGAGTTCGACGTCGAAGCGGCGATTGCTCAGGTTTCCGAGTTCTTCACCAAATTTGGGGGCAAGATCCGCAACTTTCTGGCCAGCCCAGCCGGCAAGATTCTAACGACTCTCCTGGGCATCTATCTCGGCAAGAAGCTCGGAACCAAGGCCGGCGAGGGTGTCGGCGGCGCCGTCGGCGCCCTGTTCGGACGGAGCAGGATACCAGGCAGCAAGGCCGCCGGCGAGTTTGTCGGCAAGCACCTCGGCGGACTGTTCGGCGGACTCTCCGGAGCCATCGCCGGAGGAGCAGGCGCCCACGAGCTCACCTCCGGACTACTGCCGAGCCCCCAGGTGGCAGCCACCGCGGCAGCCGGCGCTAGCCTTGTGAACGCGCCGACCACGTCCGTCGCCGTGACCGTGCAGGCCGCACCCGGACAGGGCAAAGAAGAGCTCGGACAGGCCGTCGCCGGCGCTGTCCGCAAGGAGCTCGACGTTAGGAACAAGGCGGCACTTCAAATGCTCACCGCCGCGAAGAGTCAGGCTTTCTAATGGGCACAATATCATCACTGCTCGGCGAGAAAATCACCACGATTGAAGGTGATTGGATCCTCGTGACCCTTGACGCCAATCTCAGCGAGGTGAGCACGCTATCGGCGACAGTCACGAGCAACCCAGTCGAGGACGGCTCCAACATCGCGGACAACGCCATCGACGACCCCGATGAGATACAGATCGAGGGCCTATTGACCGACACGCCCGCGGACCTCGAAGACGCGCTTGCCTCGGTTGCAACCCGAGCAGAGGACGCCTACGCCGATCTGGTCGAGCTCAAGGAGAAAAAGGACACCGTCACAATTACGACAACCGCGCGAGTCTTCGAGGACATGTTCATTGCCAGGCTCAACCGCCCGCGAAGCGCAAGCATCGGTGACGCGGTACAGTTCACGATGACAGCCCGCAAGATCCGCAAGGTACAGAGCTCGGTTGCCGAGGTACCGGTCAGAGCCACGAAGGGAGCCAAGAAAGACCTGGGAACGAAACCCACGACGCCGGCGACGCCAGCGCAAGAGCAATCCTTGTTTTCCAAGCTACCCTTCGCCCGCTGAGAGCAAACACATGGCAACCTGGCTCATTCCAACGCTCACCGACGAGACAGAGCACTACATCCAACGCGTCGAGCTCGACAGCGTCGTTTTCGAGCTAACTTTCATGTGGAACACCCGCGAGGAGGCTTGGTTTCTGTCGGTGGCGGACGCCGACGGCGTTGCCCTGGCCTCTGGTATCAAGATCGTCGCGGACTGGCAGCTATTCCAATCGGTGAGCAACCCGGACATGCCCGCCGGCGCCATGATGGCCGTCGACACGTCCGGCGCTGGGCTCAAGCCAGGCCTGCTCGAGCTCGGTGAGCGGGTTCTGCTTTTGTACCGGGACACGGCATAGCATGGGCGACTTGTTTGGCAGAGTAGCGTGGCTGCAAATGGGGACCGTCATGGTTCACAATTTGCGGGTTTCGTTCACGATCGACAAGGACTCGAAGCCCGAGCCCAACACGGCGGAAATCTCAGTCTGGAACCTGGCCGCGAATACCCGCGCCCTACTCAAAAAGCAGATCCCCCTATATGTGAAGCTGATGGCCGGTTACACCGGCGCCGAGTCTCAGATCTTCGAGGGCGACATTGCCCCCGACGGAATCAGCTCAGTCAAGGACGGCCCCGACTGGATCACCACGTTTACGGTCGGCGACGGTCTCGGCGCGCACCGGTCGGCCAGGATCCAAGAGAGTTTCGCCAAGGGTACCCCCGTGACCGCAATCGTCACGAAGCTCGCCAAGTCCCTGGGGGTTGGCATCGGCAACGCAATCGAGAAGATTTCGCAAGGCGATGTATCCGGAGCGCTCACCGCCATGATCAACGGGACGGTGGTGTCTGGCCCCGTGCCCCGCGAGCTCGAGCGGCTACTTGCCAGCACCGGATACGACTATTCCATCCAGGACGGGCAACTCCAGCTCGTGGAGAAGGGCGGACAGATATTCCGCCAGGTGGCACACCTCACCCCGGACACCGGGCTTATCGGCTCGCCGGAGCCAGGCGCCGACGGTTTCACGAAGTTTCGGAGCCTGCTCCAGCCCAAACTGGTACCCCGGAACCAGGTTTTGCTGGAGACGGCCACCTACAACGGCATTTATGTGCTCGACAAGATCAGGCACACCGGCGACACTCACGGGTCAAACTGGTTCTCGGACTGTGAGGCAAAGGCGGCATGAGCGACGAAGCGGAATTGATACGGCGCGGCATGGACACCAAGCTAGCCGACGTCCGGACGGCTATGGCTGTCAGGGTCCAGACCTACGACTTTGCCACCCGTACCGTCGACGTGACGCCGCTCGTGCTCGAGGTGACCGAGACCGACGACGGCGACATCACCGAAGCGCTGCCAGTGATTCCGAGCGTCCCCGTGGCATTCCCTCGAGCGGGCGGGTTTTTTATCACCTTCCCGATCGTACCGGGCGACACCGGACAGATTGTCATCTGTGACCGCTCAATCGACCAGTGGCGGACACGCGGCAGCCAGAGCTATACCCCATCCTACGGCTACGCCGTTGACCCCCTGGACAAACGCCAACACCACGCATCCGCGGCCGTGTTCTATCCCGGACTCTCCGACTCGCTCAACCCGATCCTCGATGCCCACCCGACGGACATGGTCATAGGCAAGGACGGCGGCAGCTCGATCCACATCACACCGCTCGGAGAGGTCAAGCTCGGATTTGCACCCACCGACTTTGTGGCGCTGGCGGCGCTGGTACTGACCGAGCTCGGAAACATCAAAACGTGGGCAGACCTCCACATGCACACCTCCGCCGCGGCTGGCGTGCAGACAACGACACCGACGAGCGCCCCGGGCGTACCCAACCCGATGCCAACGCCAAGCTCCGTCGCCGCAACAAAGGTCAAGGCTGATTGATGGATTGGAAGCTATACAACGGCGACTTGACCACCGAGACCGGTGACATTGCTTTCGTCGACGGCGCCGACGCCATCGCCCAACATTGCACGATCCGACTCCGCACCTTTCTGGGCGAATACTGGCTCAACGAAAACATCGGCCTCGATTACTTTGGCAAGATTCTGCTGAAAAACCCCAACTTCGTGGTGGTTCAGTCGCTTTTTCGCCGCACCATTCTGGGAACCCCTGGCGTACTAGCATTGCTGCAATTCGAGATGAGTCTCGACAAGGTTGAGCGCCTATTGTCGGTCACCTTCCGCGCCAACACCACCGAGGGACCGCTCGACTACAGTGAGGAGTTTGTGTTGCCATGAGTAGCTACGGCGTACTGTCGACTGGCTTTGTCAAAAAGGACGTTGACACAATCAAGGACGAGCTCGAGACCGCATTCAAGGCGCTATTCGGTGCCGGCCTCAACGTGCTACCCACCTCCAGCTTTGGCCAGTTGATCAGCGCCATCACAGACCGAGAGTCGGACATCTGGGACCTTGCCGAAGCCGTCTACAATTCGCAGTACCCGGACACCGCAAGCGACCAGTCGCTTGACAACGTCATGGCCTTGACTGGCGCCGCACGACTGCCGGCGGTCGAGACCGAAGGCGCCGTGATTTGCACCGGACTGGCCGCAACCGTGCTCAGCATCGGACGCGTTGTGAGCTCGGGAGCCGACATCCGCCTCGAGTCGACGGCCGGAGCTACGCTCAACCTGGCCACCGCCTGGGCCACCGGGACGGCATACGTGCTCGGAGACATCCGCTCGAATGACGGCAACATATACGCTTGCGTGCAGGCCGGTACCTCCGCAGGGTCCGGCGGACCGACCGGCACAGGCGATGATATCGTCGACAATACCTGTCTTTGGGACTTCGTCGGCGACGGTCTGTCATTCGCGTCGGTCAACTTCAAAGCCGAGGACACCGGAGCTCAGGCCGTAGCAGCCGGAGCAATCCACACCGACGCGGGCACCGGAGCAATTGAAACCCCGGTGAGTGGCTGGGAGGATGCGCGCAACATTGCCGACCTCGAGACCGGACGCGCCATAGAGACGGACTCGGCCGCTCGCATCCGACGCGCCAGCCTTTTGCATGCGTCCGGACTATCGACCGTCGACGCCGTGGCCGCTCGCGTTGCCGATAATGTCGAGGGCGTGACGCGCGTGTCAGGCTTCGAGAATACCGACGACGTTGTCGACGCCCAGGGCTTGCCCGCGCATAGCATCGAAATGGTCGTTGTGGGTGGCGAGGATCAGGACATCTGGGACGAAATCTGGGCCTCGAAGGGTGGCGGCATCGAGACCCATGGCACCGAGAGCGGCACCTCCCTCGACCGCAACGGCGATCCCCAAGCGGTCAATTTCAATCGTCCGACAGAGAAGCGGATCCACACGATCATCGAGGGCACCAAGGACGTCGATTATCCATCGGACGGCGACGACCAGATCAAAGCGGCGATCGTCGAATGGGGCGACACTCTTGGCGTCGGTGCCGATGTTATCCAATCCCTGATGTATGCTGTAGTGACCGGTATCAGCGGCGTTACCGATGTAACCAAGATCTGGATTTCGATTGACCCCGTGCACCCACCGGTTGCCGGAAACAACCTCACAATCGGGTCTCGTGAGATCTCCACCTGGGACACCACCGACGTGGATGTAACAATCACATGAGCTTGACAGAGAAAACCACCCACGCGGCCGAGTCGCGAGCTCGCCTGATAAGCCAGTTCACGCGCCAAGCCAATATCAACGGCGTTGTCACCGCCCAGGCCGACCAGAGCCAGGACGAAGAGACCACCCTTTTCGACTTGCTCGAGCAGAGGTCAATTGACAGCTCGATCGGTGCGCAGCTCGACGGCCTCGGACAGATCGTGGGCGAGGACCGCAAGGGCAAAGCCGACGAGCTCTATCGAACCTACTTGAAGGCTCGGATCCTTGTGAACATCTCGAGCGGCACCGAGCCGCAAATCAACGAGATTGCAGACCTGTTGATCAACGACGCCAACGGCCAGACCTATCGGGAATACTACCCGGCAGCCTGGAAAATCGTGGTTAATGACGCGCTCACCGACGACATCGATGCGATCGCAAACCTGCTCAGTGAGGCGGACGTCGGCGGCGTTCGCGGATTTGTTGAGTACACTTTGGCCAGTGACGCCACCACGTTTACCTTTGCAAGTGGCGACGTGGCCCAGGCCGATGCAAATCGCGGTTGGTCAAACGACGGCGGAACAAGCGGCGGAAAATTCGCCGATGTAGTGGAGGCATAGAATGGCAGCGGAACAACCGGCGAAGCTCCCCCAGTGGGCCACCAACGGCGGCACGACCGTCGAGCCAGCGCTCGGAGAGAAGCAGGTAGGCTGGGAGGTCGACAAGAAACCCCCCGCGCGCTTTATGAATTGGCTCCTGAATAACCTCTACACCTGGACTCAATACCTCCAAGCCCCAAAGGGCACGGGGGCTGGCGCTGGCGTCGACGCGCTCGGTGGCGACACGAGCGGCCCGGGTCTCAAGGGTACCGGTGGCACACCGAACGGCGACGGAGTTGAGGGTGTGGGCACCGGAACCGGCCACGGGATAAACGGAACCGGTGGCGCTGGCGCTGGCAGTGTCGGAGTTGTGGGCACGGGCACCGCGAACCCATCCAACGGCGTGCAAGGGTTCGGCGTCGGAACTAAAGCAGGAGTTCAGGGTACCGGAGCATCGTCCGGACCAGGCGTCAACGGCGTTGGCGGTTCGAGCGGACGTGGTGTCGTCGGCGTTGGCGGTGCCACAACCGGGGCGGGAGTACATGGCACGGCGACGGCCGGCAATTCTAGCGGCGTCGTTGGCGTTGGCCAGGGAAGCGGCAGAGGCGTTAACGGCACTGGCGGCGCCACTGGTTTCGGTGTCTATGGTGTCGGCGGGGCGACAAGCGGGGCCGGCGTTTACGGCATAGCATCGGCCGGCAATTCCTCTGGCGTTGGCGGGCAAGGAAACGGCACCGGGACTGGCGTTGGCGGTACCGGTGGAACAACAAGCGGAGTGGGTGTCCGCGGTACCGGCGGCGCACCTAACGGCAACGGGGTCGAGGGCAACGCAGTCGGCACCGGCGAAGGTGTCCGAGGCACCGGCGTCGACGGCTACGGCGTTGTGGCTGAGAGCGACACCACGAGCCCGAACCGGTCAGCCTTCCGCATGGTACCGCAGGACACCGAGCCCAGCACACCGTTGGCCGGTGACGTTTTCCCATTGACCGCAACGGGGAAAATCCGCAACTACAACGGCCAGGAGTGGGAGAGGCAAGTACCGCAAAACCACGCCATTGTTGCCGATGAGACTGAGACCGACGCAGACCCCGTGACTCCAGATTTTTTCACGGCGTCACAATACACGATCCCCGCCAATACGTTGAAGGCCGGAACAACGCTGAGAATCAGAGGCAGCGGCACGATGAGCGGGTCAGTCAACGCCGGTCTCAGGGTGCAGATCGGCACAAGCGCGAATGTCGGTTTTACATTGGCGCCGCTTGTCGCTGGAAAATTCCAATTCGACATTACCTGGACAATCCGCAGCATCGCCGTCCCCGCAGCTGCCACAAATGAGGCCTCAGGATTTCTCATCGATTCCGCCGGCGGCGTTTACGTGGGGTCAAACTCAACGGCCCTCGACACAACCGGAGCCCTTGACGTCAAATTCGGATACACCGCAAGCACGACGCCCTCGAGCGTCACCCTCGAGCAATACGTCATCGACATCGCTTAATCACCAAGGAGCAAGGCAATGGCAAACCAAATAGGAAGCATCGTTATAGATATGCTGCAATCAGACGCCGACGGCGAGCTCGTTCTCACCGGACTCACCGCCCGTTTCTCTATGAAGGACGCGGACAATCCGCGAATGTTGGCCGGCGGGAGCGTCGAGCTCGACGACATCGATCCGGACGACACCGTGGCCGAATGGTGGGCGAAGGTACAGGCAAAGGTCCTAGCGCAGGACGCGGTCGACGACGCGGCGTTCGCGGAAGCCGAGGCAGCGAAGCTGTGATCGACTCGAGAAGTAAGGAATCAGTAGCATGACTGACACCGAAGGGACTCCTGAGCGAAAGACGACCGGAAAGTTCGAGCCGCAGCAGAACGGATTGCTTCGTTTGATTCAGCAACGGTGGGTGCCGTGGGCGGTGATCATCATAACGTTCGGCGCGGCGTGGGTGGTTCTCAAAAGATGCATGCCAGCTGCCTGGGATATCGCCGGGGTGCAGACGATCACTGCCGCCGCTGCCGTCCAAAAGGAGAACGACAAAGCCCACGAGGATCTAAGTGATTCTGTGCGCGTGCAAGAGAAGGCTACTCGTCACCTAGGATACAAGATCGAGGATGTTGACGAAGCAATTCTAGAAGAAATCAAATCGCGCAGTCCGAAGCGATACAAGAAACTCCGGGATTCCCGAACAAAGAAGTGGCGGGCACGAGACCGATACGAGACCGAGCTAGAGGCCGACGGACGATGACAACGATACCTAAAACACTCGACGATATTCCCGATGAGCACCGCGCACAGTTTGCGGCGTTCGAAGTACAGATCGATCGATCGGCGCGAATCCAGCTCGACACGTTCGCGATTGACACGACCGCCGGACGGCTCACCTTTGTGCACGAAGACACTGGCGAGGTCATCGCGAAGATCCAGGAGGCGCTCACCAGAATGCAAGACGGCGTGACGTGCGAGGAGCACGGCGAGAGCGTGCAGGGCGACAAGGAAAATATCCGACTCGGTGTCTACTCTGGCCGCGACCTCGTGGGGATCTGGTACATCGGAGCGATCTACGTCACCACCGAGCCGCAGGTATACCGCGCTCGGTTCATGCCCTACTTCCCGGAGCTGAACGACGCTGATTCGGCCACGGTCACTGCTGAGATCGTCGACTATCTCTTGAGTAACGAACTCCCAGCCGCGCCGTCTCCGATCCGATTCGTATCGTTCAGGTATGTCATCAAAACAGCCAAGGGTGACGCGGACGATACGCGCGCCCAGGTGCATCACGGCCGGCTGCTTAATCTGGCGACTCTGGAGCACGACATAGGCGACACGATCATTGCCGAGGTCGGACGGTTCGAGGTCACGCTGAGACGGAGGGGATAGATCGGTGACAACGGTAGTTACATCGGTGTCGAATCAATACGACGACACCATGATGTACCAGGCGATCCCGTCGTTCTATATCAAAAATAACGGCTACGGGTTTAGCACCCTTGAGCTTGGCCCGGATGCGAAATTTTCGATCTTCTCCTCGGTCGGCCTCATTTTCCGAAGCTATGGGACTGTGCCACGCCGCGCCTACGTGTCATCGGCGTCGATCGACTTCGAAGTTGTCGCAAACCCGGTACCGGCAGGGGTGAGCCCCTCGGTCTGGATTGTCCCGCTTAACAAGGACGGTCGGTGGGATCCCGCAGCTGGTCGGACCGATTGGACTAACTCGCCGACCGTCGACTTCGGCGCGCGAATGTTGAATGCCGCCCTGGGCGACATCGGCACTAGCTGGATGACACCAACGTCGCAGGACGAATGGTCGTTTAGATTTGCGAGCCCGGATCAGTCAGAGAGGATAGCGCAGTCGATCAAGTGCACGTCCTCGACAAACCTGGCCCACTTCGATGTGCGAATCAGAAAGCAAGGGTCGCCGACGGGCAATGTGTGGATCGAGGTGTGGACCGATGCCGGCGACGGTGTGCCGGGTTCGTTGCTGGCCACGAGCAACACGATCAACGTAGCGACGGTGACCACGTCCGGCGTATGCGATCCGGCCACCCGGTTCACGTTCGGCACCCCGCTGGCTGTCACGAGCGGCACAAACTATGTGTTTGTGATCAACGGGAGCTGGACGCCTGGCGCGAACCACGTCCAGTGGTCGCAGAAAATCGCGGCCAACCCATACGCCGACGGACGATCAACCACCTACGGTAGGGGTCGCGGCTGGGAATACCAAAACTGGATGAGCAATAAGGACTGGTATGACAACATCCCTTATGGCTCGCTCTACATTCGCGGCGCGTTTTGGCAACCGCCGTTGCAGGGCATTGGACAGATCGCGACGACGGCGGACATAAGCGCAGGGCTGCGATCGTATTTCGCCTCTCCTGGCTACACGCCAGGCGATCCGATCGCGATCGCGTTATTGGAGTTTTTCTTGGGCTCACCGAATGGCAAACACTATTACGCCGCGTCAACACACCCGACCGCAGCGGCCCCGAAGCTAACGTTTGAATGGCACCCACCAGCGGTGCCGCAGTCTCACTTGGATCGTAGGTGCTGAAATGATCGAGATAGAACTCGGAACAATCGCGCGCCTTGGCGGTAACCTGATTACGATCGTTGATTTGTTGCCCAAAACATCGGGCACCATCTACGTCGGGTTGCAGCTGCACATCCCCGGGCATGCGGACCATGGAAAATTCTGGGACAGCGACGACGACACATGGCAGGCATTGCCCGTGGCATGGCCCGAGGCCACTCACCGATCTAATGGTTGGTGGGATTTCGCAGTGCCGACCGCGGCGCTTGTGCTGCATTCTGAAATCAAGGTTGTGTTTTTGACAGACAACCAGGCCGTCCCCGCATCCGCGACCGTTATAGGCGGGGGGTATGAGACGGGCGCTGTGGTGTCGAGCACCAGGGAACATGGCGTCTGGATCGATTCGGTAAACGGCACGGCTGGGGGCAATGGCAGTTTTACCGATCCGGTCGACACTTGGGCCAACGCGACTGCAATCGGGTCGACGCGATACAACATCAAAGCCGGCTCCGTCACACTCACCACTGCCCCCGGCACTGCTCGCATTGTCGGTGATTCTGAGTTCAAAGCGTTCCTGTTGTTGAATGGTCGGGAGTGCAACGGCACTGCGTTTGAGCGTTGTTACTTGTTCGGCGCAATGGCAGCGACAACGAGCACCGTGATCACGATCGATCGTTGCGGTGTTTTTGGCGTCACCTATTTGCACGGTCGGATCAGGGAGAGCGCGCTCCAGGGGACTTGTGGGTTCAACGCGCTGAACGGGGTGGAGCTTGGGATCGAGCTTGTGGATTGTACCAGCTACAACGATGACGACGCTGCGGTTCCGGTAACGTGGGATCTTTCGGCACTGTCGGGATACAAGCGGGCGATCGTTGCCAACCGATACACCGGCGATCTGGTGTTGACCAACCAGGATCAGAGCGGTTGTCGCGTCGTGCTCGATATGACCTCGGGCAACCTCGTGATCGACTCCTCGTGCACGGCGGGCACGATCACGGTACGCGGGACACCGACGAGCATCACAGACAACAGCCCCGCAAGCTGCACGGTAACGGTTGAGACCGAGCGAGACGTCGAGGAGTACATCCGAGACGACGCGTTGACCTTCGACGCCGCACACAAATTGCTGACAGCCCGCCGCCGTGTGTTCCCGGACGCAGCCACAGCCAACGCCAGCACCCCCGGCGGCACCGGTGAGGGTGAAATCGCGACCTATGACGTGACCGCGACCCACATCGACGCCGACGAGTGGGAGAGCCTGCTCAGGGTGAAACAATGAGTATCACCGGACGCGTTACGGACGGGTGGCTCCGGGAAGTCACCGGCCTAACAACCGATGGTTGGTTGACGGCCCTGCTCAAGCGGCTCGCCGAGGTCTTTCGA